CTGACTATTAATAATTGTTTTTATGTTTTGCTGTAACACCTGAACAGTGTCATTGTTTGCAATAGTATGATCAAAGTCTGCATGTGCCCATGCCCATTCAGATGGATGTGTGTCTTTGGGTTCAACGCCATGATATTTGTAGTGATCAAACCACAGTGGATTAGAACCACGTTTTACACACCACACTTGACCTCCTATTGATTTGATCATGTCAACTTCGTTGGGAAAGCGTGTGTCTGGAATCACCCAATTTGTTGTCGGATTTTCTTGGATTCGTTTCTTGACCAAACTGACCCATATGCCATCATAGAATCCTTGTCGCATGCATTCTGTACCAAATACTTGAAGCACATATCTGGGTGTGATTTCTCTGCCCAATTCCTGTGACCAAAATGAATCAGGGCGTTCGCGCCAATCTCGAGATTGTGGTGTAATGCCTTCCAGCATTGGTCTGGGCCAATCAAACATCTCTGCCACAGCATCTTTGAGTTTGTCTGCAAATGATATCTTTTGGAATGAATGTTGATCAATAAGATAGTCAGCCACTGTGCCCTTGCCAGAACCTATCAGTCCACATATGCCTATGATCATTAAAACAATTATACGAAAATTTTAGCCAATTGTAAAGGACAAAGGTGTACCACCTTCTGCGTAGTTGCCAATTTCTTGTTCCAACTTCTGCATTTCGTTGACTGCTTCATTTTTAAGAGCATCACCATTTAAGCCTGCACCACCCTGTGGACCAGCAATTGTGGCAAATTTTGAACGAGCTTCGCCCAGTGTATATTTGGCGACAGCCAAGGTGTATTCTCTGATCCAAGGTTTGGCATAGATGTCTGACAATAATATAAAGTCTGGACGATAGTTGTACTGTTCGATCAGCACAACTTCTTTGTGTCGCTGACGTCTAAAGATGTTCAATCTTCTTGTGGGTTGGTCAAATTTGAAGTTGATGAATCCACCAAACATGCGAGCAACCAATTCTTGATATCCAGCAAACATGTCATATGTGGCTAAACCGCCAATTCTACCTGTCTGCAGTAGATACACATTAGTGTATGCCAATTCAAAAGGATCAAAAGCAGTGCCACCTTCTGATGATGATGCACCACCCACTGTTCTTCTGTAAATTTTCGATACATTGATCACTTCTGCTGGCAGAGTGTACTGGGTTTGATTTTCACGCAATTCTAAAAAACCATATGACTCTTCAACTGAATTAGAAGATCTTTGCCTGAACTTATCAACTGCTGTTACAAAAGCATTATCCAGGTGTTTTGGATCAAGTTCTACTTCAATCATGCCATCGCCTAGACGTGTCTTTACATAATCAAAAATTTCCTGTTTGGCTGAATTGACTTGTGAATCTGTGGCTTGTGTTTGTGCAGTATCTGGCATCACATGTATTTATAGTGCCATAAATATACAAAATGCCAAGACTGTCTTTGTTCAAACCTGAAAAAGGAAATGATTTTGCTTTTATAGATCGCAACATTTCTGAAATGTTCCAAATTGGTGGCACAGATGCTTATATTCACAAGTATGTTTCACCTAACGATCAAGGCGAACTCAACGATGCCACACAGCCTGAAAGATCAGGTGATTCACTAGATGAATTAGCAATCCAGGACATGCTGTTTCTAGAAAACAGAGATCGCAAGTATGATCCAGATGTGTATCACACTCGTGTGATTTATAATGTGTCAGACATTGATTTTGATCTGTCACAGTTTGGATTGTTCCTACAGAATGATCAACTGTTCATGACATTTCACATTCGTGACATTGTGGAAGCACTAGGCAGAAAAATCATGGCAGGCGATGTAATCGAATTACCACATCTCAAAGATGATTATTCACTAGACACATCTGATACAGAAACGCTTAAAAGATACTATGTGGTAGAAGATGTCAGCAGAGCGGCAGAAGGATTTTCTAAAACATGGTGGCCACACTTATACAGAGCAAGAGTGAAAGGCATCACTGATGCACAAGAATTTAGAGATATACTAGGCAACGCTGATGAAAACACATCACAAAAAACTCGTGACAAAGATTTAGAAATCAATCAAGCAATCATTGATCAAGCAGAATCAGATGCACCACAGAGTGGTTATAACACCAAACAATTACATGTGATGCCTACAGATGAAGAAGGTCGAGTGGCACTTGTGACTGTTGATGACGATGACATGAAGACAGACACAGGCCACATCAATGTAGATAAGGTTTATCAGTCACCAACAGCTAACGGATATTTGGAAGGATATCTCACAGGTGATGGTATCCCAGCCAATGGCGAAACATACACAGCGGCAACATCCTTTCCATCAAATCCTATTGAAGGTATGTTTGTGTTAAGAACAGATTATTCACCCAACAGGTTGTTTAGGTATGATGGCAGACGTTTTGTAAAAATTGAAGATAATGTGAGACAAACTATGACACAAACCAACACACGAAACACACAGAAAACTGGATTCATTAATAATTCAAATCAAACTGTATTAGATGATGGATCATCAACAACTCCAGAAAGAGTTGCACTGAGCAAATTGTTAAAACCACAGGCAGATAATTAATGGAACACTTTTATGATGCTCAAATAAGAAGATACATTCTACAGTTTATTAGAATGATGTCAAACTTTTCTTATGTCACAGGCAAGAACTCCAAAGGTCAATCAGAAACACTTCAGGTGCCAGTCAAGTATGGAGACATGAGCAGGCAGGTTGCCCAGATCATTAAGAAAGGATCTGAGAATACACTAATAGCTGCTCCGCAAATATCTTGTTATATTACAAACATTGCATATGATCGTGATAGAATGCAAAACCCCTATCACATTGATAAAAAACACATTAGAGAGCGACAGTTTGATGAAGCTACTCAGCAATACACAGGTGCGCCTGGACAATCACACACCATTGAAAGAATTATGCCCACACCATTTGAAATATCTTTTAGAGCAGATATTTTTACAACCAACACCGATCAAAAACTACAGATACTTGAACAGTTATTAGTACTGTTTAACCCTGCACTTGAATTACAAACCACAGACAACTTTTTAGATTGGACTTCGTTGTCATATGTAGAATTAACAAATGTAAACTATACTTCACGTGCAATACCGCAGGGAATTGCAGATGAAATTGATGTTGCTTCTTTAGATTTTTTAACACCAATTTGGTTGTCACCGCCTGCAAAATTAAAGAAACTTGGTGTCATTGAAAAAATAATCATGAGCATTTATGATGAAGATGCTGGTGAAGTTGATGTCAACGGAATACTTGGTGAATCATTGATATCTCGACAAACTGTTACACCAGGAAATTATGCACTGCTTCTCATAGGCAACAGAATTACTTTATTGGGCGAACAAAAATCTAATATTTCAACTCATGCTTCGAACAGAGCAAACAAAGTTTTTGAATCTCAATCACAGTATGGATCAAAAATCAATTGGACCAAACTAGAAGCATTGTATTCAAAAACCATACAAAATGGTATATCTCAAATCAAATTACAGCAATCATCAACTAACATCAACGGAGATGATATTATTGTTGAAGTCACAGGCACAGTGGCCATCGACCCACAAGATGCTAACACACTGTTGTTCACTGTGGACTCAGATTCGGTGCCCACTAACACACTTGATGCTGTGGATGCCGTGATCAATCCACTTACATTTAATCCTGAGAATGCCACAACAGGCACAAGATATTTGATCACAGAAGATATAGGAAATAAAACAAACACAGATGGCAAAACAGCTACAGAAACAGACATTAGAGCATCAGACAATGATGGTGATCCTTCTGCAGATACAGTGCCAAATTTTGCTGAAGCATGGGGCACAACTATTGCATCTGCAAATGACATCATCGAAAAACAGGCATCAGGCACATGGTCCAGAGTGTTTGATGCTGATGCCAACACAGATCTATCAGACTCAACATATACCGCAGTGCAGTATGTGACAAATGTTACAACTGGTGTGCAGTACAAATGGTTGCCTGATGCAGGCTATTGGGTCAAATCATATGAAGGTTTTTACGAGCCAGGCTCTTGGTCTTTAGAATTTTAGAATATAAAATATTTGTATGAGTGAAATCACTGCCACAGGCTGTCTGTTCTATGCCAAGTCCACCAAACGATTCCTATTTCTCAATCGTTCTATCAAACAGAAGGGAACCTGGGGTATGGTGGGCGGCAAATCTGTAGCCACAGAAACCCCATGGCAGGGTCTGCAACGAGAGATTGTGGAAGAAGTGGGACATCAACCCACCATCCAAAAAACCATACCACTTGAACTGTTTGTGAGCAAAGACACTCGCTTTAAGTTTCACACATTTGTGTGTGTGGTGGAACAAGAATTTGTGCCAAGACTCAATCAAGAACATTCTGGATATGCATGGGTGTCTATGAACACATGGCCTCAACCACTGCACGAAGGTGTGAGAAAAACTCTGCAAAACAAAACCATCAAAACTAAACTGCAAACTATTCTTGATTTGATTGTTTAAGCAACAACAATCAGCAGTCTTTTCAAACGGATGCTTGAATTGGGTTCGTGTGCTGATGCTTTGAGATTGACATTTCCCGCAGACACGTCAGTTGAAAATGTCATGAGATGAGTGTTGCCTGTGTGCACCACTGCATATTCTGTGAGAAATGATGCTGTGTCGTTGTGTGTGACAATGATCTCACCTGCTTGATATTCTGTCTTGGCAGCATTTTCGATGGCATACACATACTTGGCAGTTCTGTATGTGGCCACTGCCCATGAGTCTAGTGTTTCTACAGCCGAGTCAACATCTGTGTTATTAATATCTGACCAAAGATTGGTGTTTGCATCATTGACCAGTGTGTGCCCACCTGCTGTGGTGCCATCGTGCATGACCAGTGTGTTCTTGTCTGTGTCAACAGTGATTTCGCCGGCAGCACCTGTGAATGCGTTGTTTTGTGCTGTGGTTCCTCTTCTGAATTGTACTGTTGTTGGCATTTAACTATTTATTAGGCACCCACGTAGGCCTCCTCCGTTCCAAAATCCGTGGCTTGTGTGGTACCTCTGGGTTCCATGTTGTCAAATGTGGTGCCTAGTGGCACGCCAAATGCGTCTGTGGTGTCGGTGGCAGTGCCTACACCTGCAGGTTCATCGTCACTGTAGTCTGTGGCTGTGGAATCTGATGAAATTGGAATGCTTGTCACAGTGGAATTCACAAAACCAGTGGAAGCTGCTGATGCATAGTTGGCATCATTGTTGAAGGATGACACATTGATGTTGCCCAGAGCAATTCTTTTGGCAACACCGCCATCGTTAATGATGACATGATCAACATCTGCCGCTGATGTGGTGAGTGTGGGTTCGTCTGCTGTGTCCACAGTAAGCACAGTGGATCCGTTGACATACAGTTTGGATTCGTTGATGTTTACGCCAGATGAATCATCTGATGAAATTGTGTTGACTGAAAGATTGCCAGACATGGTTACATTGCCTGTGAGATCAGTTGTGCCTGCCACAGTGAGACTGGTGCCGTTCAACAACTGCAGAGAATCCGATCTTAATCTTGCTGTGATGACATTTGATCCTGCTTTTTTGTTGGCAAATTCAATCAAGCCATCTTCTGTGCCGTCTGATGCATCTTGTATTTTTGCTGTGATCTTTGCATACACAACTTCTTGATCAGCATCATTTTCACCTTTGAATTTGAGTTGTCCAAGATAGTCTGCATCAGCTGGTGAACCGCTGTTGCGTTTCATTGTGATCACAGGACCTGCTGAACTTGAATCTTCTGTGGTTGTGAGCAACAGAGCATCACCTGTGGTGTTTTCTGTGATGGTTGTGGTCTGTAGATTGGTTGTGCCGTTTAAATTAGTTGTGCCTGCAACCTGCAGTGTTGATGACAGTTGCAGTGGAGATGTTATACTGACATCTGAGGAATCTTTGGCACCGATTTGATTGACTGTGATGTTATCGTTTAGTCCTACGGTTACACCATTGCCTGCCACAGTTGCAGTGATGGAATCGCCTGAACGGAATTCTAAATCTTGTGACCCATTGATGTCGACTGAGCCTGCGTTGGAAGCTGAATCACCTAATGTGATAGTGCCGCCTGCTACCGAATCAACATATGTCTTGATGGCTTTAGCTGATGCTATAGTGTCGTCTGATCCACTCACTGAGGAAATGTCTGTGTCCAACACACCCGAGGCAAAGTCTGCCACTTCAATGTTTGTGATTGAATTGCCTGTTGCGTTGGCATCAAATGTCTTGTTGGTAAATGTTGTTGTAGAAGAGGCTGTGACAGCATCAACGAATGTCAGTGTGCCCGAACCATCGGTTTGGAGTATTTGATCAGCAGAACCATCTGCTGTGGGAAATTTGTAGGCACCGTTGAATGTGATTGCACCACTGTCGTTGCCGTCTATTTTAAACTGTGCTTGTGCGGCATCAATGGAGCCTCCGTCTTCGCTCACAGTAAGAGTCAATTGGAATCTGTCTGCATTGCCACTGTTGGTGTCTACTGCCAATTGTCCCACAGTGACATACGCAGATCCATTGTATCTTTCATGGTTACTTCTGAATATGAAATCACCAGCTGCATTTTTTGTTGATGAAGCCGCTGTGCCTCTGGATTTTCTGGTTCTTATGTCTGGTGCATCAGCTGAATCATTGTGTTGCTCCATTCTGATCTGTGCAGATTGAGCACCTTCGCCAGTCATGTGCAGTGTGACTTCAGGTGATGTTTGATTGATGCCCAAGTAGTTGGAAGCAGGATCCACAGTGAGGGTGCTTGTCTCTCCTATGGTGCCATTGCCTGCGTTGATTAGAAAGGCGTTGTCTGTAGACAGTCCAGTCACTTTCAGATTGTCTTGTATGGTCACAACAGATGAATCACCTGATGTGATGGTGTTGACATCAATGGTGTTGGCTGACAGTGTGCCTGAAATGTTCAGTGAATCGTTGAGTTGGATGGCAGTGGAATCATCTGATTCAATGATGTTGACTTTGAGAGTGTCTGTGGCCCAGGCAGAGGCAGCGGATTGTCCTGAAACACCAAATGCCAGATTAGATTCTGTGAGCGTGTTGTCTGCTACTACTGAACCTGTGATTTTACCTATAGCCATACTCTAAGAACCTTTTGTGTGTAGTATTTATTGAACTGGGTGGAATGCACACAGGGGCATTGAATTATACCCCTGTGTGACGAAAATAATTAGGATTTTGCAGTAACAAAACACAGCACTTCGCCTAGACCGTCTGTGTGTTTGTTTTCGAGTGCTCGACCAATCACATTGAATGCTGTGCATTCATCTGCTTCTGCTCTTCTTGCAACACCTGACACTAAAGATGTCACCAGTCTATCACCTTTGCTGACTGGACCAATCACTTTGACTTGAACTCTACCAGCCAATGCAATCAGAGGATGAGTAGCATCTGTGCCAGCACCAGCATTCATCATGTAACCAGCCTGGCCTAATCTAGAAATCACTCCAAACACCTTTTCTGAGCGTTCTTCTTGTGTGGCAGTGATTTCTTCTGCACCACCCAGTGCCACCACTGTGCCTGGCTCGTACGTTGTGTCTGCGGCAAATCGTTCTGCCAAGTCAGAGTATTGTGCGGCAGAGGCAGTGGTTGATAACACATTGGTTGAAGGATTGTATGATAATCCTGTGTCTGTTTCAATGCCTTGTGTACCAGTGGCTCCATCAACAAATGTGATGTACACAGTTTCGTTGGCTGTGTTGTTGGCTGTGACTGTGACATTGGTTGCTTCTGTGGCTGTTGCTACGTTACCGGATGACAGTGTAGAAATTTCACCGTCCACATATGCCTTGACTGACTGCT